CACTAAAAGAACCATTTGCCATTGTAGTAGTAATAGATGCGTTGGCTGTATCTGGTGCGGCAATAGTAACTGTAGTATTAGCATTGTATCTCTCACCATCAACTAATACTTGAATATCATCTACCCTACCATTTACAAGAATGGCTTTTGCTGTAGCAGTCTGCCCTTCTGTAGTTATGGGTTCGCCGTTTGCGTTAAGTCCTGGTTTGATGTCTATGCCCTCTAAGAAAGGTGCATTGGTATCCGTACCATTGAACATATCAACATCTACAAACTTAATAATCTTCTTTTTCTTCTCAGGTCCGAAATACATACCTTTGAGAGTAAATGTCAAGGTGTATAGAATTGACTGTCTTTCTTCAAACGTACCTTCATACAAGTCCTCAGTTGTTACACTGTTTAGGATAATGGGAATGTCGATAGGTTCGGCGTCTGGTATCATTTTAGCCGTTACAGTCCAATCTGGAGTAAAGAACGGTATGATTTGTTCCATAATCTTAGTAGCGTCCTCAGCGTATTTTGTCATGATATAAAGTGAGAAGTCCAAGTTATAAGGAACGCCAGAATACAAGTAATCTCTTTGCGTCTGATCGTCATTGAATGTGGGCTTTAATACTTTACGTGTTGTAGCTATTTTTCTTGCAGGGTCATACGCAATGCTGTTAATCTCAAAAGACATTCTTGGAAGTGTCATTGCTGGACGTGTGCTGTTGATAAGATCAGGGTCAGCCGCTACTCTTGCTAAAATCTTTTGGAAAGGCGCATAAGAAAGAGGAACAATCATCTCTTGTTGTTTAACGCCAGCAGCGTTCGCACGTTCAATCTTTAACTGATTAAACAGTGTACCGAATATCGCTACGTACTTTCTAGTAGTAGAGTTGTAAAAGTAATTTGCAATTGCCATTGTTTATAAATCCTGTATGCTAATATTTTCACTGAATGGGTCTAGCTCAGAGAAGTCTAGTATATCATCAGCTTGTTGTTCAAACGCCAAGTTATCAGCAAGTGGATCAACGGCAGTCAATGAAGTAAGTGTGTTTACTGTGTTCGCTGTAGTATCAATATCATCAAAGAAATGATCGATCTCATAATACCCTGTATCAAATTGCTCACCAGAATATTCCATAAGTTCGCAACGCATATCATAAACTTGTAATGCACCACTTTGATAGAACACACTTTCATGTTCTACATGTTGAATTTTGTAAAGCTTATTGTTTAGAGGTAGGAATATAACTTCCCCAGCAATAGGTCTTATTCTCTTGTCGTTTTCTCTTGTAACAAATCTTTCGAAAGTTCTAATAGCAACAGTAAATGTAATTGAGTCTCTGATCTGCAAACCAAACTTACTCAAGAAGTCGCCTTCGCCTTCAAACCCATCTACGTTTTTAATATAAACTTCAAAATCATAATACTGATCGAATGTAGGAATATCGTCCTCATTCAATATAGGGTCTATATTAGCGTTTGCTCTCGTAACGAATTTTACGTCAATTCCATAGATTTGAATAGACTCAATAACCAAGTCATCAATCAAGTTCTGTTCGTAACTATTCGTAGTGTTTCTGAAAAATGCGTTCGTTGCCATCTCTTATCCGATATAGTTATATGTTAGCGGTTGGTATGAACGAATTGCTTCTTCTTCCATACGTTCACGATCAGCCCTAGCCTCTGCTAATATTTGTTCTCCATTAAACTGCACACCGCCAACTAATTGCATCTGTGTAAACTTAGTTAGGTTTAAACCCCATTGCTCACGCACAAGGACAGCCGCATAGTTCTGTAACCAACGATCAGACCAAACTTCTGCGTATTCATCAGGATTAACAACGTCGTATGCTTCAATAATAATATAATTGCCTACAACCCAAGATTTATTATCTGTATCAATGTGCAATTTATTTACGTGTTTGTTATAACGTATCATCTGCTTGCCAACTAACATTTCTTGCATGAACTCAATGTGTTGCATAGTCATGTAATAGTTTTGCATACTGTAGCTAGTCATGTCTTGAATGTTATTTAAAACAAATTGATAATTTACATTAAACATACCAGTACCAGTCGAGATACTAGTGTCCATGTCAAATATTTTAGATATACCTAACAACCCCTGTGGTAATGGAATATAGCCATTTTCTTTATCTGCTTCGGTGATCTGATGTTTTAGGTAAACCATTTGACTGCCGTTGTAGTGATAATCTCTCCAAAAAGAAACTGCTTCATCTACACGATCTTCTACTTGCTCATCTGCAACATTGATGTCAATTACAGGTGCGCCTATTTTTCTTAGGATGTAGTCTTTAAAGTCTTCTTTTGATGTTGGTTGTGCCATTATGCTAACTCACCTTTAATGATTACTTTAATATATCCAGAGTTTGGGAATGTTTCGATCTGACCGTTATTGTAAGTAACTTGGAATTCTGCGTTATGGATACCTGTGTTAGAGGTATCACCTGTTTGCCAAGTGTAGGCAACAATACCCTTTGCTGAGTTAACGATTGTCCCTGTACCAAGGCTAACAACATTAACGCCAGCATCTGTTGACATATTGAATGCAATAGACGCCGCTTCCGTCATAGGTTTAGCACGTCCAGACGAACTTGTTAAGACTACTTCTAGGGATGGTGCAGTATCGTTTTGCTTGATGTAGAAGTTATCCGACATGTGTTTTCTCCGTTTACTTTTATTTATCTAAAAAGTTATTATCTGATTATAACAAAATTTTCGCCATTATTGCGTATCTTCACACCATTTGGCTGTTGTTTTATAGTTACTTGGTTGTTTTGTGTATCTTGTAGTCTAATACCGTTTGTTAAGTTTGGTCTACTTTTGTTTAATAACGTATAATTAATCACTTTGGACTGTAGAGCATATGAAAAAGCACCTGTAGTTTGACCCAATGAGAACTGAGCCATAGTACCAGAGAACTCAATTGGAAATATGTTATCAAAACTACCTACGATAGGGTTAAAGGCTGTAGCAGAGCCAGTAAATTCTATAGAAAGGTTAGCAGATTCGCCATATCCTTGACGTCCAAACTCAATACGACCACTTTGGTTTAAATCAAATTCTATTGTGCCGTTGAATTCACCATATATAGTTGGCGTTTCAACCCCAGCAGTAAGAAAAAAGTCTACAGTGTTGTTAGCGTTAGCATGAACAGGAGTAAACACGTCAGATGTAAATGATAAATCGAACGTGCTGTTAGCTTGACCGACAAGAACTGAAAAGCCCCCACCGAAAAAGGTATAGTCTATACTCCCTGTAAATGTGCCGTTAGACATTTAGAACGTCCTTTATGCACCACCAGCAGTAATTGTAAATGTAGTAATAGTGATTTGTTGACCAATTGCGATGTTTGTGTTGTCGAGTTGCATATCTCCACCAGCACCAGATGCTGAAATAGTACCTTGCAAGTGACATACGCTACCATCAGCTTGATGTACCCTAAAGTAACCAGCAGTACCAGAAGCATCCGCTGAAAGGTCTTGCCAATTACCTGATAACTGCATTACGCCATTATTTGGTGTTGAAAGCCAATCTGCTGGTAAAATCATAGTTGCTACGATAACACCTGTATTTGCACTTGGACACTCAGTTGGCGCTGATCCTGTAGCAATCGTAAGAATTGGATTTGCGCCAATTGCTGTTTCGATTGCTTGGAGTGTGCCATTTCTTGTTTGGGGGGATAACTGAAAAGCCATCTTTTTCTCCTTTGTTGCATTATTTCTTTATATTTATAAAAAAAGAGTTGACAACATTCCAAAGTCGTGTATAATAGCGTTATCGCTTATGATATAATAATAGATTCTTTAATGCTATCTTCTTTCAATATCATCTTCTGATAATTCATTACCCATCCATACTTCAATAACCTTAACAGGAACATTACCAACGTTAGTTGCATGATGCCAAGTCTTAGAAGGTATGTCTATACTATCACCAGTTTTATATACCTTAGACGTACTATAACCATTAGAGAACTCTAAATCCATTTTAAGCTTACCATCAACGATATGCCAATGCTCAGAACGTATAAAGTGTCTTTGATCAGATAATGATTTATTAACGTCAATAGACAACTCTTTTACTTTCCAATGACCATTCTGATCTAAGTCTCTATATTTACCCCATAGTCTTTGCGTAGTTGGTTTATCCCATTCTTTTAGAATCCATGATGAACTGTTCTTTTTATCTTCACCACCAACTCCAAAGACAAATGATATATTACATTCATCACGTAATTCTTTAGCAAACTCAACTTCTGGTGTTGTTCCTTTTTTTCTATCTCCACCATTTGCAAAGATAATCTCAGAGTTTCTAGGAGCTTGTTTAGCTACATATCGAATAGCATCACAGGCTGTATCATCTGAGTCATCAAAAGTAAATACATGACCTACACACCCAAGTTCTTTGATAATAGACATACGTTCTTCGACAGACATAAAAGGTTTTCCCTTTTTGCGTGTCAGCCAATCATCACTATTAAGACCAACAAATAGGATAGAACCCATTTCCTTAGCCGCTTTAAAATATGCAATATGTCCTGAGTGTAGGGGATCAAAACCCCCAGTTACGATCACTGGTTTCATTTTCTTTCCTTCATCATATAATCCCAAATAAAGTTCTTACTTTTATTAGACTTCATATTGTTATTTATGTAACCAGGATGTACCCACCAATCCTCATAAGAATTGTTATTATCTATAGAGACATCAGGAACAAACAACTTATATCCAATATTTTTTAGATACTCTCTTGATTTGTCTTTGATCTCAGAACCCCACCAACATTCATTGTGTTGGAACTGTATAATTGAGAACTCATACTTTTGGAATGGAATTTCACCCAAAACTGATAGAGATGCTTGATCTGCATTAATTCTTAGGAATTCTGTATGTTGCTCAATACAATTCTGTTTAAATAACTTT